TAGTGTGACGGCGGTCACATGATCTGAAAGATCGACGGAATTTACCTTTACGCCGACCTTGTTATTTAAGAATACAGCCATTGGTTATTCCTCATCTTTCTTTGAGACTGGTTTTGGCTTATCTGATTTTGCTACTTGCCCGACTTTTTCAAGCCAAGCCTTGTCCTCGGAAGGAACATCATAAATATCGCTCATTTTTTAACTCCAACTTGTCATGATTGAGACGGACATATCACTTGTAAGCATTTCGCCGGCAACGTTTGATAAAACAGTCGGTGCCGAGATACTGCCAACACTTATTTTTAATGTGGTTGAGGCGGCTAACTTATTAAACACGCCAACAACCAAACTCTCAATGCCGTTCAAGTTTCCTTGATTATCTAGCATTGGAACAATCATTATTATCTTAAAATTTACTTTAGGTGCAACACTTGAGTAAATGTTGTTGCTTGGTTCAATGTAAGGGTCATCCGGTTGAATGATTACTGAATTAGCAATGGGTGAGGCAGGTGGGTATGAAAACACCTGCCAAACCCCAGCGTTCTCTAACGCCGTCGCAAGGGTTGATCTGAGAGTTGTAACGGCAACTGTCATCAGCCAACCAAACCATTAGGTGAAAGGTGATTTGCTATCAAACCTCTAATTCTTGCGATTAAAGTGTTGCCCATTTTATAGGGTGATGGTTGGAAGTCGGGTGAAATTCCACCGGACGCAGTTTGTTGTCTGCTTTGCCAAATATCGACAGCGATCATAGCCGCACCTTCACGAACTTCAGGAACTGTTGCGTAGTCAACGTTAGTTGCTGCGGAAATTGTGCCGTAAGGTCTAACCACTCTTTTTGTTTCTGCTGCCTGATTATTAATAGTAAACGAAATAGAATATTCCGTAATGGTTGTTACTGTTTTTGAACCGTTGTAGTGTGCCGCAACATTTTCTACAACTACCGTTTCTCCTACCTGAATGTTATGTTTTTGATCTGTATAAAGTGTGCCTACCGTTGTTGTACACTCTCTCGCAATTACGTTGTAATCATTAAACCACAAATAGCCTTTGACAATATTTTCGGCAGCCTGACAGCACTCCTCAACTACTGAATCAGAATATAAACTTCCAATTCCCAATAAAACCCGAAGTTCTGCCTTGGTAACGTAGGTAGCCGGCAAAGTATTGTCCTTTCTTAAAGTAAAGGGGCAAAGGCTTCCAATGCCCCTTTACAGGTGATTCCTATTTAGGAAAGTTTATGCAACCATCCACTTGTAAGCACCAGCGTTTACCTTATTGGCAATTGCGCCGTAACCATAATATGCCACGTCAATTTGACCGGAAGCAATTACGTTGGTCTCTAAGCGATACTTAGATGACTCGTACCATGTGAAGGATTGTGGATTAACTACAATAATAGAACCGTCTCCAGTTCCACCTAAGTAACGAGATACACGAAGATTCAAACCACCGATATTGCCTCGGATATTTGTAGGAGTCAAGTTACCGGAAGCGTTTTGAGGATTGATTGTCTGAGTAAATACTGCTCGGTTTGAGCCATCTACTAAGCCCATCAATGCACCCCATTGTTCAGGTGATACAACAATGTTCTCTGCAAAACCAAGAGTTCCAGAGTAAATTGAAACTGCTGAGTCAGCAATAAAATCTTGAATGTTTGCTGCGCTCATAGTGCGGTTGCCACCATCAGTCGCAACTGCGGATAATGTTGCGCCAACTGCGGCGTCTGTTGCGCTTGCGTAAGCAAACTCCATTTGACGAACCAACTCTGCGAAAAACGCTGGAGACGATCTGTCCAATAATTCTACTGAAAATATTTGGCGACCAGCGTATTTCTTAACATTTACGCTCAAGAAGGAAACATTTTGGTCAGTTTGTGATGGTGCGGCACCTTCAGCAGTTTCAGCAACTGTTGGAACCTGAGTTAATTTAGGAATTTCAAAAGTCATTCCTGCATCTGGTAGTGCAGCGGTTGAGATCGAATCAATAAATGGACGATCTGCATTTGATAGAGGATTGATAACCTCAGTTAATTGACGAGTAGGAATTAAACCTGCGTTGTCAGTTGTATCTGCTGCTGCTGCAATGTATTGACGTGCTTGATCGTCATTTAGATATTGCGCCCGAAGTGTGTTCTCAAGAAACTTCTCTTTTGTGAACTCAAGACGTGGCTTGGTGTAAATTGGTGCTGATACTGTTGGACGAGAGGCTTCAACCGCAGGGGTCTCTACTACCTCAGTCGCAACAGTTGTTTCAGTTGTGTTTTCCACAATTGCCTCATTTTCTGTTTTGGTTTCGGTTGATTCTGCCTCTGCGTTTGACGCAGCGACTGAAGTGACTGCGGCACTCTGGAAAGCGGCAGCCTGTACCAGACTGACTTCCATGAGTTTCGCAGCACTAACTCTATAAATTCCGTTACTGTTTTTTCCTTTGATAACTTCCACTCCGACACTCAAGCCGGAACGTAGGTTTTCGCTTGCCTCAATGAGGCTATCAGTTCCCCTAGTGGTATTACTGACCTTAAACTCAGCGTAAATTCCTGAGTCATCCTCATCTACCTTTTTCATTCTGCCAATTGGAGATTTAGGGTCATGCTCCAGTAAAAGTTTTACTTTACTAGGTTCATCAATTTGAATAGAACCTTTTTCAAAGATTACCTTGCCAACTGAGGTATTGCCGATTTCATTCTCATACGGCACAATTTTTCCAGCGATAATACGACGAGACTCGGAAGCCTCTAAATCTGCACTAAAATTAATTATTTCCATTTGGGCTTAGTTCTTCCATTTCTCTCGCTTCTTCAACTGTAATTAAATTCAATTGAAGCATTTTTTCGATTACATTCAAACGCTCTAAAGGATTGGCTCTTAAAAATCCGGAGTCCATGTCAAACGCTATAAATTGTGTTTGGCTTGTAAGGTCGTCCATACTAAAACGATTTTCAACTGCACTAACGTAAGGTTGCAAGGATAGGGCTACAAACTGACGCCTTTCGTCTTGGATGTTGGAGTAGGTAAGGCTATTGTTCATGTCCGCTGATATATAGTAAGCCGGAACGTTCATTAATCTCGCCACTTGAGTGCTCATGTACTGCAACGAATCGTTATAGGTCATGTCCTTCGGTGAAAAGGCTGTTGGTTGGTATTCAAGACTTGAAGTTAAATAAGCGGTTGATCTTTCTGCACGACTACGACGCCAAGCGGCTAATAAACCTGCAACTTCTTTTTCACCTAAATCTGCGCCATTATTTTTCAAAATTCCGGCTGGGGTTGGAACGGATGCGGCGTTTGCTGCTGCTTTTTCTAAATCTATTGCTGCACGTAAAATTCTTGCGCCGGCATGTAAGATTCCATCAATAGGTGATTGGAATGTGACTAAACTTCCAACGCCTGACATTGGTCTTTCACGTCCATCAACTGTATAAAAATCAACGAAGGTGTTTAATTTATTTAATTGAACTTGAACTCGAGTGTTGTTAACAAAATCAAAACGTGCTGGTCTGTTGTCATCTTGATAAACCTCAACTACTTCTAGATACCCTGTCCCATAAAAAATTAAGGAGTCAATTAAGGCGGTTAGAATAATTGAGTTAGGTGCTGACTTTGATAATTGATTTACCCAAGGTAAATTAGGTAATTCCTCTTTTGTAGCCTTGGAATAAGTTTTAAGTTCCATTGTTCCGATTGTTGTGGCTATTAAATTGCGGCAACGCATAACTGCCGGAACGGAGATTGCTTCCTCACGTCCTACTGATTGAAACGGAGTAAACTGAGAATAAAAATTAAAAGGGTCAGCGACAACCGGTGGGGCTAGTTGAGCCGAAATTTGTGGTTTTGGTTCTAATCCGATTAAATTACGAAAAAATCCCATTGGTGAAGTATATCACAATGGTTAGACAAAAATCTTAGGAACTGAGATAGGTTTGCTCAACATGTGAACGCACATAGCAGTTGAAATTGCGGCGGTCACGTCGCCGGCTGATTTTCTACGGATGATTCTCCAACCTGCGTCCGAATACTTAGCAGCGCAATTATTCATTGACGACACCCACTCACTTTGACCCGAGTGGACAATCCTTAAATTGGAAAGACTGTCGGCTAATTCCCCACACGCTTGATAAAAGGTCTGTCCGCTAATATCAATTAATTTATGACCACTTTGAGTTAACCGTTGGGCAATAGAGGCGGTTGCGTACTTGTCGTAGGCAATTTGAACTGGTCGATACTTTATAGCCCATTCATTTATTGAACTAGCCATTCTCAGTTCGTCAATGGCAACTTCACTACTAAAGGTCTCCATTACGCCGACGCCAATTTTGCCATCAATAATCTGGGCAGCGACCAATGCACCTGATCTTTTGCTAGGACTAACGTCAAACGCCATTACAGTCATGGCACCTACTGGCAAAGCAAGTTCTGATACAGAACAAGCCTCAATTGAGCCAAAAGTCCAAGGACTAACCTGCGAATCAATCCACATACATAAGGTTTCAGTTAAAGTGGCTTCGATCGAGTTCGTAGCAATAGATTCCTCAATTGCTTCCTCGGTAATGGTGTAACCAAGGGCAGGGTTAGCCATTGCCCAATACTTTTTATTACGAATGTCAGTCCTAGCCGCTAAAGGTGCTGAATACTCCCAAAACCCAAAAGTCTTACTAGGGTAATCAAGCGCACGTTCACGCATATCATTCAAAACCGTACTAAAGGCATCACCGGCGTTGCTAGTCATTAAAGTTTGAGAATTAGGTCTTGCTCTTGTTACTGGAACTGCTGCCTTAAATGCTTCCTCGCTTACCTCACGTAATTCGTCAATGTAAAGGAAGTCTGCGGTCTTACCTCGGCTGCCGTCTCTTGTTGCCGCTACGATTTCATATCTTGCACCATTAAGTAAAGTAATTGATTCTTGTCCGTTAGCGTATCTAATCTGCCTTACTTGCGAATTCAGAAACTCATTATCCTCAATAGTGTTGGCTACTTGCCTAAAAGTGTCTAATGCCATGTTTCGATTAGAGGACATTGCAATTATGTTCTTTTCCCCAAACAGAAAAAGTCCTGCCAAGATACGCATACGAGCAAGGTGAGTTTTACCTACTTGGCGAGCGCATAACAACAAATTGCTCTTTCTCTGGAAGTTCCCAGCGGTATCAACCTTCAACATATCCTCAAGTACGTATTCCTGCCAAGGCAGCAACGGCATACCAATTTTTTTGGCTAAATCCACAACCTCAGCGATTCGAGACGCACCTTTCAACGGCGGTGTTTGAATTCTGGGTTTTGTGCTGCCTAATAGCGGTTTTTTCTTTGCCCCTCGCTTGGTCGGGCTTTCTTTGACTACCTTCAGTTTTGGATTGGCTGTCATGGCTTTTCAAAAGGCGACGTTGGTCGTGTGATCTGCGTCTCAGGGAGAGATGAGTCTTGAGAGACAGGGGGGGTAGAACGTCCGCTTAAAAAACGGCTACCTTTTTTGCTGTTACACGACTTGCACGCTGAGGTTAAGTTGTCTAGATCAAACAAACTGCCCCCTGTTTTGCGTGAGGTTATATGGTCAACCGTAGCGTTGCCACCCTCAAGGTGGGTACCACAATAGGTACAGACGTACCCATCCCTTGCCAATACTCTAAGGCGTAAGTCCTTCCATTGCTGCGTACCTAATGCTTTGTTTGTCAATGCCATCCCTTTAGTTGCCAATGCTTATAGGCTTTACAGGCATTGATATAACCATCATCATCAATACCAAACTTATGGGCTATGTATGACAGTCCCCAGTCTATCTG